AATGTTCCTTCTCCTGCTCCTCTAAACATTTGCTTTAATACTGGGGCCATTGCTGCTATTGCACCGTCTGCTATTTGCTGATTAGCTGTAACCGATGGCAGCAAGCCAACAAACGGCCCTGTATCAGTTCCGCTCAATGCGTCAATTAATCCTTTCATAGCTGTATTATAAACATTTAAAGTTACAGAATTTGAACGTCTTGTTTCCGTTAGTCTTTCAAGCTTCTTAACCTCTGTTAACGCTGTCGCAACAGCAGATTCAACTTCTGGCTTGAGTTTGAATTGAGCGCCAAGCTTACCGGACTCTCTAGCAGCAGTTAAAGCTTCTTCCGTTTCTGCTATTTCTTCGACCTTATCTTCTTCGGTAATAGTTTGGATGGCTGATCCAACTGCTCTTGGGGCTAGCCCTAAAGCAATTCTAGCGACTTTTTTCTTTTCTTCTATAGTCAGGTCTGCGGCGGCTATATTCCCCGCTCTCTCTCTCTCGCTAACACCAGGCAAAGTACCTTTTTGAAGTGCAAGTCTTTCTCTATTGTTTAATGCGCCAACCTGAATACCTTGTAAAATCTTTCTTCTTTGCTCAAAAGGGATTTTTAGCAACTCTCTGGTTTGGCTTGCGTCACCACCCTCGCCTTCAATTTCTTCTATTCGCTTTTGAATAGCAATATTTTGTTGATCAAGAGGCATTTCTTGTATGCCATGCGCAAAATCAGCGGCTCTATTCAATCTCTTTTGATCAATTTGGCCTGTTCTTTTATCAATAACCCCCAACCCTTCAGCAAACTTTTTTTGAAAGTCTAATCCTAATTTGCCAGCGTCCTGAACCGTACCAGTGCCACTAGCCAAAAACTCTTGCTGCTTCTGTTGCAGTTGTTGATCTCTAAATTGGTTGCCTAAGTTTATTCCCTGACTTAAAGCGCCTGGAATATTTGGAACCAGTTGAAATTGGTTTGCTGTGACTAATTGGCCCATTATGCTGCCCTCAATGCTTGATTGTAATCAACGGCTAAGAATCCGTTAATCTCTGTAACTAGATTAGGCAGAACCTTTTTAACCTGCTGAGCAATTAAACCATTATCTGATTTTCCTGAATCTTTCCATACCCATGAATATAATATTAATTTACCTAACCGGCCTATTTCTTTAATATTGGTTTTTAGTCGTTCGTCTGAGAAGAATGCAGCGGCTAATGATGCAGCATTACCTATGCCTTGAGCTTGAGCTTGTTGACCACCTAATATACCACTAGCGCCAGCTTGCCCTTGTTGGGCTAATAAGTTAGTTATGTTTTGAGTTGATGCTTGTCCAAATTGCCCTACATTACCAACACCAACTTGAGCGCCACCGGTTAATGATGATAGGCGGTTGAATTGGTTCTGCTGGTCTTGGGCTGCAAAACCTGCTGCCTGCTCTTGTAGGGCTGTTCTGACGTTTCCACCACCTAAGCCACCGATAGCACCTTGATTTCTTAACAAGGCTCTTTGTTGGCGCTCTCGAATAAACTGTTGCCCTGGGCTTTCTGCAAATTGAGTATTAGCCGCCGTTTGTGCTTCTGGTCCTAATAGACCAAGTAAGGCTAATTGCTGCTGCCTTGCCAAATCTCCCGCCTCAATAGATGGCTGAGACAACCCAAACAATAAATCGAATTGGCGTCGCTGCTCGGTTATTCCTGCACCTAAAGCTTCTTCTTGCCTTGTTGCAGCTGCTTCGGCTGATCGCTTACCTTCTCTGCCGAATAAATCAGCAACATCAGCTTTACCACCGGCAACAATATCAATTAAATCGCCATCACCAAAAAAATCTGTAATAAACCCCATGCTAACCTCTTCTATAAACCAATTGATTTTTGTATTTTCCAACTAATTCAAAGCCGAAAAACTCTACAAACCTTATAACATCTTCAAACTCTTCGGGAATGTTAGTATATAAAGGCTTCCCGTTATTATAAATTAATGCTTTCTTGCCAAAAATAGCGCCGTATCTTGCTCGATAATCCTTTAACACGTTTATATGTATGCTGCTAAAATCGCGTCTGTCATAATATGTAACTATACCAAAAATCTTGTTTTTTATAAAGCCGCCTATATAAAGACCTTTTTGCAATTTAAAATTCTTTACTGACTCTCCGCCTGAGCATCGACTAAATATCTCGGGATCAAATAATATTTCTTCTGCTTGCTCTCTTGTGACTTTCTTTAATATCACAATTCTTTGCCGCTTACTCTAAACGCGATTGAGCTTTCTAAGTCTGATTCCATTCTCAATGTACCGTTTTCAGGTATAAAATGATTGATAATCGGTGAGCCTAAATCTGTTTTGTTTCTGATAATAATCTTTAGCGGGATAATCGCATCTAATAAATTCCCGGTAGCATCGAATATATAAGCCTTATAACTTCTATTAGAACCAGTGTTATTAGTTGCTGTAAATGCTGTTATTACCGTTCCATCTCCACCACTAGGCGAAGTATAGAAAACCTCCACTGTATTGGCTATTTGAGATTGTTCAGAGTTAACTAATACATTAAGTGCCATTTATCTTTCCTCTATCAGAAAGAAGGAATCTAATTCTGCTGTTACATCGTTTGAAGCAGTATTGGCCACTCTTAAAATTATGTAATCATTCTGATCTAGAGTTACATTAGAGATAACAGTGAAAAAAGCCGCGTTTCTTGATCCTACTAGCGCATTAATTTGTCTAACCTGCAATGAAACCTGACTAAATGTTGTAGAACTAGAGTCAAACTTCCTGCATTCTACAGATATTTCATCATTAGACGTTCCAACAATTGTTAAACTAGCTGTTATTTTATATTCTCTTGGGTCGTTGCCTAGATGTCTGAGCTGTCCGTTTGATGGACTGTCAAAATGCTGTAATTCGGTTGCTGTCCAAGTTCCAGCTAAATCAACAAAAGTATCTGGGGATGCTATGGTTGTTGTTGACTCGGATGTAACAGTTGCCACGCCTCCTTCAAAAGTATTTTCCATTCCTATATTTTCATCGAATGAAGCCGCTAAATCACTAGCGTCCATGTTTGGGGTAATGTTTGAATCTGTAGCATCAAACGAACCGTTTCTAGTAACAATTGCACCTGTTATTTGAACGGTTGAAGGGTTAACAAAGTTAGCAGGAGCAAAATCAAAGAAGTCTGCACTTGCTGGTAAATCTATATTCATGTTGCTTCTAAAGCGTGAAGACATTAAGAAACCAGCACCAGCCTGAAATAATCCGGTGGTCATACCAGAATCTAAACTTCTTACTATTGAAGTGTCGATAAAGTAACCGCCTACCCATACACCTTTCAATATTAGTGTAGGTGATCCGCCAAATCTTCCAGTTCCAACCTCTAAGCCTTGTCGGTAGTTATCAATAGTCCCTAATGATGTACAGTTGTTGTAATTAATGCGGGCAAATTCAAAAGCTTCATTTCCCGTATCAGATACTAAATCATAAACCTTTGAGCCGGTTCCGGTTACTTCGACTGCGTAGTCTTTACCTAATAAGTTTCCACTGCCACCAGCAGGAGAGGTAAACATTGTATAACTAGCGGCGCTCGATATTAGTTTAGATACATCAAAATTGAAACCGGCTAAGCTTAATCCGCCTTGTGGGACTATGATTGATTGACTACCCATATCAATAACGCCATCGATCATATATTCAATAGTGCTGTCTAAGACTCCTGATAAATCTGAAGCCTGTTGCACTAATATTCTTTTGTTTGGATTAAGAGCAAATAATTGAGCGTCATTAGCGTTGACCTTGATCATAGCGCCTCGCCAAGTATCGCCCGTTCCATCGTTTGCTACTGCTCCTACTAATATTGGATCTTGTGCCATGCTATGCCTCGGTCATGTCTATAAATAAAACTTCTGAATCTACTGTGAAGCTATCGCTGTCTGATGTTAAAAATTGTTCCGAACCTAATCTTTCGTTAATGGCTGCTAATAATGAAAGCGTATCTATTTGAACGCTATCAGCAACAGCCTCAGTCGATGTATTGACCTGGGCTGTTACTTGGTTAATAAATCTGTTGAATCTTCGAGTACCTAGCCCTCTGCGGTCAAATATAGGCTCTCCCTCAAACAATGGGATTAATTTGTCAACCATGCTAAGCCTCCGGTCCAGATGCTAAGGCAACTGCTTGTAACTTTCTAACAATTGGCTTTATAGGATCGGTTATAGTGAATCTATGAAATCTTTGAACAGGAGTTCTACCGTTTCTTCTCCATGTTGTTTGTTGTCCAAACGCGCCTATTTTGCCGATTTTCCGAGTTCTTCTATTGCCAAAAGTTTTCCCATTATCTGAAAAGTCCATACTAACTACTGGATCAATTCCTTGTCCTGAGTTGCCTACACCAGCTTCTAGCCAGATTGCTATCTCAGGAATAAACACAGGCATATCTTGGTTAGTTAAAGCGCCTGTAGTTAATTGGCGTAAAATTGTTTCGCCTAAATCAGTAAATGTATTGTGATCTAATTCGGTTATTTCTCCGTTAGTATTGCCCGCCAACAGCTTACCGTAAGCTAATACAATAGAATTAACATTCCATCGGTTATCTTCAACACCTGTTTGAAACTGGAACCAGATAGGCAGCCCCATTATTTTGGATGTTGTTGCGTTGTAGGCAAATGTAACACTTGGTATTCTTTCAGAAACAAATGTAAAAATAGCAAACTGATTGCCTCGGTCAAAGTAAGACATGCCTATACAGTCTGCAACTTCTTGATCATTAAACTTCTGTATTGCGTTGTCTATGGCTGGGGTGCTTATCTTAATTGCCCTTTGGCTATCTGCAACTTGATAAACGCCTGGCTTTTCATTCTTTCCGCCACCTACAAAAGCAAATGATTCATCTAAGCTAACAATACTGAATCGTGACCTAGAACCTTTTTGTATATTAGCTCCTGGTATCCGCTGAAAGGGAAATCCTGAACCGCCAATATTTTGGAATAGGGTTATAGTTACTTCGTCAATTACAAATAGTTCATTGTGAGTAACTTGGGTAGCTGTTATTAAATCAGGGTCAATTTCACTTGAGCCAAAATCTAAGGCTAAAAATACTAAAGGTTGATTAAGTGTTGATATAAAAAACGTCTTACCATCTGAGGCAGT